TTGGGTAATGCAGAAGAAGAAAAGATGGTTCTGAATGAGATGGCAGAGGGTACAGATATCACCTTTGTGGTAAAAGAAACTTTCGGTTGTATGATAGAAACTGTCTAAAAACTACTTGACATTCGTTGTTAAAACAAGTATAATGATAGTATAAATGAGAAAAAGTGAGGAAATAATATGAGTATTAAAGTTTTAGAATTTGAAAATGATGAGGATTTGAATACCAATGGTTTTCATTATATCAGCACCATTACAACAACCTATGATAAATTGGTTGAGATTTTTGGTAAACCAACATTTACAGATGCAGACCCCTATGAAAAGGTCAATGCAGATTGGAATATCGAGGCAAGAGTTCTTGAGGATGGTGCCGAAGATGAGGACGATTGGTTCTACAAAGGATTTACTATCTACAATTGGAAGACAGGTAGAATTCCTACTGAGGAATATGAATGGCACGTTGGTGGTCAAGATTATGAAGCTCATGAGATTGCCTCAGAGATTTATGAGAACCATATAAATAATAACTAAAGGATAGGATGTTATGGTAACAACTACAGTCGCAACAACGGTAACAATGATTGCTACAATAATCGCATTTTATTGGGGTAAACACCTTGGTAATAGAGTGAGTGTTGAACAGGTCATTGATTCGATGCTTGATAAGTTAGAAAAAGATGGATATATTAAGACCAAGAAAAATGGTCTAGGACAAACTGAATTAATTTCAATAAAAGACTTGACAAGTGGAAAATAATTTAGTAGAATGTAATTTGAGAGTCGGAATTAAGGTTGGTTGGCCCAGTTTGAAAGTTCCAAATATTATGGTCTGGGGATGCAAGTTTCCGACTCTCAATCTTAAATAATGAAAGAGGTGAAAATGAAATATATTATGATACCAATGATGGTTGCTTTATCTTGTTGTACTCCTGTCCATGCGATGGATGAGAATCAAGATTGTAAATACACTAAAACGGTAAACCAGAACGGTGGTGAGATTGTCAGTTCAACAACTGATTATGATTGTAAGACCACTCCAAAGGTTGTGTATAAAGAAAGCACCCCTACTGTTATTTACAGAGAAGGTACGACAGTTAGTAGTCCTGTAACGACAACCAGAGTTGTCTCATCGACTCCTGTCTACCACAATAATAATCATCAAACAACAAATGTTATTACTGATATTGCAAAAGTGATATTCTTTCGTGGCACAAAATCGAAATATTATCATACCACTGATGGTCAAATTTCAGTAGGATTTCATAACAGAAAACGAGGCGCTTGCTATCATGTATATGGTGGTAATGATGTGTGTTACTAATGTTTAAGATATTATTCGGAATTCTGATGGGAGTAGTAATCGTCACCTATTACCCAGACATTTCAGAAACCTTTGTTGACATATTTGTTGACAGTGGGGCTCGTGACGTAATCATAGAAAAATTGGAAGAGGTGAATTGATTATGATTAAGAATGTAGTTGTGATTGGTGCGATGGGTTTGACCCTTGGTGCCTGTAGTGCAACATCACCATTTAGTAGTGCGAATACTGCTAATGTTGAATTGGGTACTCCTGTAGGCGTAGTAAAGTCTGCATATGAGTACACAACAAAAAATGTAAAAGAACAGGTAGCAGAAGTACCTAAATGGTATACTAAGATGCCTGTGAAGGAAGATGCAATCTATGCTGTAGGAACTGCAAATACTCCAGACTTACAACTCTCAAATGACATTGCGATTTTGAGTGCAAAGACAACTCTTGCTGACAGGATTAATGGTAGAGTGAATTCTGTCACTAAGAGTTTTGTAACGAAGGTTGGTTCGACAGATGCAGATGCGTCTATCATTAACGAGATTCAAACTGCAACCAAAAACATCATCGCTGATGTTGATGTCGCTGGTTACAATGTTAGTGAATCAAAGGTAGTGTCAAACGGTAATCAGTATCGTGTGTACGTTCTCTTGGAATATTCTGATGAGAATGCACAGAAGATTTTGTTAAACCGAATCAAGAAGGATAGGATGTTAGTTACGAAACTAAAAGCGAATGAAGCATTCAAAGAACTTGAAAACGATGTAAGTGATGCAAACAAAGCAGAACTTGACCGTGTTGACCAAATAATTAAAACCGAAACACAATAGGAGAATTAATGTACGTTTCAGTGAGAAAAGGTCGTGATGGAAAACCAGACGTTAACGGTGCTATGCGTGTTCTCAAAAAGAAACTCATGAGAGATGGATTCTTTCAAGAATTAAGAGCGAGAGAATCCTTCATGAGTAAAGGTGAGAAAGAACGAAAAGCAAAAGCTGCTGGTAAAAGGCGGTACAAACGTAAACAAGAAAAACTAATGGCAGAAAGAGGTTACTAAAATGCCTAGACGTAAGATGACACCAGAACAGAAAGAAGCAGCAGTAGAACGGTTGCGTCTTGCAAGGGAAAAACGGTTGCGTGAAAACCCACCTAAGTATACTAATATACACCCATCTGTTTTACAGTTGCCAGATGAACATCCATTCTCAAGAGTGATGGTCACAAAGTATATCAAGACGCAGAAAGACCAATTGTCTTCTTTGCGAGCTGCGGTACGAAACAAGGTAAAGGGTGCGATTGCAGATGAAGCATCTTGTAAAGCGTACATACGACATTGTGAAACGTATTTACGAGGTGGTGATTGGTGTGATGACTTCTATGGTGAATACCAAGAGAAGCGAGTCAAGTGGGTAACTGTAGTGCCATCGGCAACTACGGTACGGAAGGTGGATGATGGCGAATGACGAAAAGACTACAAATATTGTGCAGTTCCCAAAGAAGTATATGGGTATTGCACCGAAAGTAACAAACTTTGATGCGATGAGACTGAATAAAGAATTACAGTTCGCAGATGAATTGACTGATGGTATAATGGTGTCTATGATACACAATATGGATGAGAACGATATTGAAATCACTGACCCAGGCTTTATACAGGACATTGCATTTTTATCTGAGGCAATCAAAGCAACAATTTATAGAGACAGAGGGTTTACTCATCCTTTTCAAAATTTGATTGAGTTAATTGCAAATGTGACTTATGATGAAAAAGAAAAAAGACACCATGTGGATATGGACATGGATTTGATAAGAGAATTATCAGAAGACTTTGAGGATGATGGGCCCGACAAGGCATAGGTGAAATATGATTTTAGTTGACATGAACCAAGTGACGCTTTCTAATTTGATGATTCAGATTGGACGTAGTGATGAGGTTGACCCAGATATGGTTCGACACATGGTTCTTAACTCATTAAGGGGATACCGTAATCGGTTCTGTGAAGAATACGGAGAACTGGTATTATGTTATGATAACAAAGGTAATTGGAGAAGAGAATATTTCCCCAACTACAAACACGGTAGACGTAAAGACCGTAAGGCATCCAAGTTAGATTGGGGTTCGATATTCGATACCTTGCATCTGATTAAACAGGAATTGCAAAACCATTTCCCATACAAAGTATTAGAGGTAGAGAATGTAGAGGCAGATGATATCATCGCTTCTGTGGTATCCTACGTTGCAGAAACACCATCTCACTATGAGAAGGTATTGATTCTATCTGGTGACAAGGATTTCATTCAACTACAAAAACACAGTTTCGTTACACAGTACAGTCCTGTACTGAAGAAGTTTGTCAATGGTATAGACCCAGACGTTTATATCAAAGAACACATTCTGAAGGGTGACCGCAGTGATGGCGTTCCAAACTTCCTATCCCCAGATAATTGTTTTGTTAATGAGTTGCGTCAGCGGCCCATATCAAAGAAGAAACTGGCGACATGGATTGACTTAGACCCAGAGGATTTCTGTAACGAAGAAATGCTGAGAAACTATCAGCGTAACAGGACACTAATAGATTTGACACAAGCACCAGATTGGGTATCAAAAACGTGTGTGGAAGCATATCTAAATAGTAAAGTAAATGATAGAAGTGGTTTGTTAAACTACTTCATTAAACATAGACTAAAAAACCATATGGAAAATATTGGAGACTTTTAAAATGGCAGTGAATACATATACACCTCTTATTCATGAGGTGCTGAAGAAAGTTCATAATGCAAAGACTAAAGAAAAAAAGGTTGAAATCCTTAGAGAAAATAATAGTGATGCATTAAGAATGGTTATTAAGGGTTCATTTGACCCTAACATCGAATGGATTGTACCAGAAGGTGACGTTCCTTACAATAAGAACGAAGCACCAGAAGGAACTGAACACACTATACTCTTCCAAGAGTCAAAGAAGTTGTGGCGGTTCATTAAAGGTGCAGACACGAAAACACCACAGTGGAAGAAGGAACAGATGTTCGTTCAAATACTGGAAGGTCTGTCTCATGGAGAGGCAGAGGTGGTGGTTGCCGCTAAAGATAAAAAACTACATCAAGTCTATAAAGGACTTTCAGCGGCTGTTGTAAAAGAAGCATTCTATTGGAATGATGAATTTTATAATCCAAATAAGTAAAACTTCTTGACAATACGGTACTTTTAGGGTACTATGATTAAAGACTTGGTAATGAAGTTGTAATGATGAGAACGGAACACTACTCCTCTCTCTCTCTCACTTGAAGTGTTCTGATTCGACAGGTGATTCGCTAAAGTCTTAGGGGGGATGAAAATCCCCCCTTTTTTATTGTTCTAAACCCTTGAAATATAAGGGAAAAATTTACTCCTTGACAATGTTATCATAACAGAGTATACTATACTAGTAATGATGAGAAAGAAGGTTTATATGAATTACGTTACCGCAAATGGGGGCAACAAAATCCAGAGAAAAATCTGTGAAGATGTTGCTAACTTTATGATTGATAGACTAATGCCTAGAATGAGAACTCTGGATATTGAAATCAATCTACAGAAACTTACAGGTGATGTCGTTGGTTGGTGTCAAATGAATGATACAAACCGTGAGTTCACTCTTGAAATTTCTAAAGATATGACTATCAAAGAATTGGTTACTACAATTTGTCATGAGATGATTCATGTCAAACAGTATGCCAGAAAAGAAATGAATGACAATCTCGTTGAGAATGGTCAGTCAGTTTGGAGAGGTCGTAAGGTCAATCCTAACACAAAGTATTACGACTTACCTTGGGAGAAGGAAGCGTATCGTCTACAAGACAAATTTGCAAACCTAGTATGGAATGAGGAGATTATATAATGGAACAAGTTGCAGTTATTCACACAGCGTTTGAGGACACACCGTCCACAGTCGCATTCGTAAATGTACCAGAGGATATGACATTGGGTCAGAAACTTGAATATGCATATCGTTGGACACAAAATATCTTTGACAGTTGGTCACTGAAGATGCCTGAGGATGGTAACGATGATGTTACTGTTATGGGTGATATCTCTAGTGGTATGGGTCTGAGGTCTACTTCAGTTGGTGACCAAGTTCTGGTTGGTACTGAAAAGTATGTGGTTGCATCTATGGGATTTGAAACTTTAGAAGGGGAGAAAATATAATGATGAAACAAAAAGAAAACAAGGCATTAACAATAGACCTTGATGGCCCAAATGGTAATGCGTTTTACCTTTTAGGTACTGCACAACAACTCGCAAAACAATGTGGGTTGGATGATGTTACGATAACAAATGAAATGCAGTCTGGTGACTATATGAATCTAGTAAAGACAATGGACAAGTATTTTCCTTTTGTTATTTTTGAAACAGACAACCCAGAATACATGGAGGCGTTTAATGCTTAAAGAACTTGTTCTGGGAACATTCCTGTCGATGACACCAACTGCAAATGCAGATACAGTACCGACACAAAAACAATTCATGATTGATGAATCATTTTGTCTTGCACAGAATGTATATTTTGAAGCACGAAACCAACCACTCGCTGGTCAGATGGCAGTTATATCTGTCACGGTAAATCGTATGAATGATAAACGATTTCCTAACACAATCTGTGGAGTGGTTTATCAAGGCCCACATCGTCCTAGTTGGAAAGACCAAACAGTTATGATACCTGTAAAGAATCGTTGTCAGTTCAGTTGGTACTGTGATGGTAAATCAGATAGGGTACACGACATGGAAACCTTTAATCGAATCTTTGAGTTGACTACAGGTGTAGTGGATGGTAGTTATACCATTGCAGACATTACAGAAGGTGCAACACATTATCATGCAGACTATGTAGAACCATCATGGGCAAAGACTAAGACCAAGACAATAGAGATTGAAGACCACATATTTTATCGTTGGGAAG